ACTCAATACAGCAATCATAGGCTGTTTAGAAAATATAGAAGTTCCAACGGCTTCATCATAAGTTTTAACGCTTATGGTAACTTTCTTAACGGTGTTATCCGTATCAATTTTTAATACTTCAACTAGTTCTAATTGCTTATCGTATGTAGGCATTGATTAACCTGCGGTAGATCCCATTGCTTGTTTAGCCGCAGCGCGTTCTTTATCTCGTTCTTGCTGGCGCTTTTCACGATCTTTTTCTACTTCATCGGCTGCTTTCATGCGTTCAGCTTCTGCGGCATGTTTGAGTTTAGTTCTTTCCTTCTCTTTATCTTGACGATCTTTCAGGTTATCAATTTCAGCCGCTTGTCTTGCTTTAAGGTTAGCCTGAGCAACGGCATCTTCCATTTTGACCGTACCCATAATATCTCGAATACGTTTCTTATGTTTCTTTTGGTTCTTTTTAGAAACACCAGGTTCGCCATCAGGTCCTATTCCTAAGCCGGCAATGTTACCACCACCGACTGCATTGGCAGGTTCTTCGTCAATCTCACGTCTTGCTGCTTCAGCAATTAACGTTTCGTTTTCAGATAGAAACCTTTCTAACGCAACTTCTAAATCTTCTTCAACAGATTCCTCTGTTAAATAATTAGTAGCTTCTATTCTTTGCTGTTCGCGTATTAGCCACAAAGCAGCAGCGTAAGAAGCAAGTTTAGTTTGACCACCAGGGAGTTTGCCTAACAGCTTTTTAAGATTCAATATCATTTGGTCAAATATGCCAAACGCCGCTTTCTGAGCATTCAGAGTAAAATCTTTTCTCTTAATTAGTATATTACCATTTTCATCGATAATACCCAACTTGTATGCCTCCCATTTTTCAAAAGGTGACACCAACTTTCGAATGAACGAGAATACTAAAAATAGATCTACTATCATTTAAATTTCCCTAAGCCTTGTTTTGATAAACATATCCCCATTAATTGAGCCAGCGTTTACCATCATATCATCGTATACTAACAGTTCAGGCATATAATTCAAATACTGTACGAATGGTTTTAAATATTCGTGAAACTCGTGTAATCTCATGAATAACATATTTGTTGCATGCGGACCAAACACATTGAATATAACAATGAGATGGTTCAAAATCAACCTTTCCTTCAAATCTTTATCTTGTCTATATCTAATGAAGAGTTTGCGGAGATATTGAAATCTCTTAATATCCTCTTCGAACTCCGACATCTCAGTACACTGAGGGTTGTCATAGTGTTTCATCGCATATAGCAGAAAGGTTGATTCCGTCAATTTCATAACAATAAAGGTAATCTTTTTAGATTAAGCGTCAGCTACGATCGTATCTTCAATAGCTGTATTGCCAGTCACACCCAAGTCACCAGCAGCAACTGCAGTTACCTTCATAGGTACTAAGCATTCTGCGAAGTGTCTTCCGTTTGAAGTATGATACAACCACCAACCTGGTCCTGTAAGACCTTTTGCTCTGTTAGATGCAACACCTGCTTCTGTTAAGTCAACAAATACCGCGTTGTCTAAGTCGTTTGACTTGTTGGTGTTATTGGCATCGTCTTCCAACCATTTTGGTGCGTCGGCAAGAGTATCGGTTTTTCCCCATAAAGCCATTTTAATTCTCCTTCGAATTTATTCTTATTGTTATTATTAGTCTTTGTTAGCCGCTACTTCTTCGGCCTTTTCATCTTCACCTTTCCAGTTTGCATCGATATAGTCAAAGAATTTCTTCTTTCCTGCATCGTCAAGTTCAGCTGGTGAATCTACTTTAAACTTCTTCAATACGGTTTGAAAGAAATTTTGATACTCGGAGTCTTCTTCGTTCTTTAAACGAGACATTACTTGAGCTTCAATCTTACTTTCTATAATTGTTTTCCAATCCATGACGGACTCCTTAATTTTAGTTTCTATGTTTATTTATAACAGTTTGGTTATTCTGATCTTCAAATCAGTTTCACCTTTAATTAATCTATGATATTCGTTCTTTTTAATATTAAATTCTAAACCAGCTTGTAATAGAAATGGCAAACAGCCTTGCGGTTGAAATCTCCAGCCGGCTCCTTCTATTACTTCAATATGTCGGTCTTCTTTATCTCTATGCCAAACATATTCATCTTGACCTTTGTTTATATCAAATGTTCTTATATCACCGTCGTCTATATATGGTTTACCAAAACCAATCGCCGCCTCCGGTAAGACCGAGGTCACTGGCATACTTTGGTAATCTGCAAGCCCAGTAACCCGGAGTGAGTTTATCTGTTTTAGTATCGCAGTTGTGTCTTGAGGCAAAATTCTTTGCCGCATCTCTGTCATTAATTTTAGAAGTAAGGCCACCTTTTTCATCTCCAAATTCTATCTTTTTTATATTACCTGTATCTGGGTTACGAACATACACAACGTATTTCTTATTGCCACTTGAACGCTTTGGCATATTTAGTTCAGGCTCTTTTTCGGCAGCAAGTAATCCCATTGATGTATCAAACTCAACCATTGGCTGTTCTAAAGGAACTGTTACTCCTTCATACAGACCAAACTTTTCTGTTTCCCAACTTCTAAACGTTTTCATTAGTGATCACCATTATCGTTTTTACTTGTGCTATCACTCAGTATGAATCGTCTGTTAGGGTTCACCGCAACCTTGAACTTTGTCATTAGTTTACGATTCACTAACATCTCTGATGCGGTATCTTTTAATGATAACGCAATTTCAGCAATATAAGTTTTGTTGTTAAAGTGTATCTCATGTTCTATTACTGGCCTATCGTCAAACGATTCTTGTCCGCGAAGTGCCTTTGAGATATACAATAATTCATCTTCGAATTTATATCCGTTCTTTTCCCAAAATACTTTTTTGCCTTTTACTTCTATTTTATCAACATGCAACATACTTGCTTTAGTGCTATTACCTGTATCAAATTTGGCGCGGACTGGATTCTTTTCCATTCCTGTAAATATAATCGTCTCAAGGTATCCTGCTTCTTGTCTAAAGATTGGTCGCCTA